AATGACGTTCGAGGAAATCCCGATGTTTGCGTTGTTGAATTGCTGTTGGATCTGGTTGACCGACTCCGTCGCGATGCGGGTCGCTTCATCCATCGACGCCTTGAACGGCTCGAGATTGACGCCGACAGGAACGATCAGCGAGTTCGCCACCTAGAAATCTCCCAATGCCTTGCCGATCGCCGCGCCGCCGGAAAGACGACGCGGCGCAATGCCGGCCGCCGCCGCCCGTTGCTCGAGCGTCCCGTGCGCCATGACGACATCGCCCTGATTGAGCTCGGCGATCGATTCCCGGATCACCGCGTCGAGCCGTTCCTTGATCGCGCGAGCTCGAGCCCGGTAGGTGTTCCAGAAAAACGGACGGGCGTGTTCCTTGCGCGTGCCGAATTCGGTTGCCATTGCGTAATCGTAACCGCCGGGAGTCGTCGTGCCGGATCCGCCGGCCTTCACCCAGAGCACGAATGGCGACTTTCCCGACTCGACGCGGATCGAGTCGCGCAATTCGCCGTGCTTGACATGCACGCGCAGCCGCATCGCCTCGGCCAGGTCGTTCGCCTCTTTTTCGATCGCGGCGATCAGCTTGCGCGTGTTCCAGCCGGCCTGGAGGATCTGCAGCGACTCGCGAACCTGAGAGCGCGTCAGCAATTGAGTGGCCGGCATTAATCAGCCTTTCCGAGCTCGAGCCCGCGACGCGACGCGGCCATCTCGATCAGGTCATCGAATTCCTGGTCATTCATCGGTTCCGGTTCCGGCTCGGCGCCGTGCACCGCGTTCCAGCCATCGACCATTGCGGCAAATTGCCAGAACGAACACCGATCGACCTGGTCTGGAGCAAAGCCTAATGCACCGCCGAGTCCATAGATGGCGGAGAAGACGAGGCGGTGGGTTGCACCTTCTCCGCTGGAGGTTTTCCCACGGGATCATCCGGCACACCTATGAGCGCCTCTTGCAGGACGGTTGAAGCAACAGGCATGCTCTCGAGAAACGGACGCTCCTCGACGTATCGCTTGACCAGTGCGAGCGCTTCGAACGGTTTCATGCCGCCACCGATCAAACCGAGCCGCAAGATCTCGCGAACGTCATCCGGCCATGCATTGCTCGAGAGTGTCAGCATCCAAAGCGCATAAGGCCCGATCACCGGCATTCCCATCTCAATGCGTCGCTTATTAACCAATGCCTCGAGCTCGCGCGCCTGACCGATGGCAATTCGGAACCGATGCTCGCCGTCGGCCCAATTGATCGTGACGGATCCGTCCGCGCTCATTGCAGTGTGATCGCACCGTCGGAAACGATGTTGACCGTCATCGTGACGCGTTGGCCACGATCGGCGGTGATGACGATTTCCTGCAGCTTGCACGGGCCGAGCCAGACCTTTTGGAATGACGGATTAGCGTCAACCAGCATGATCTGAATGTTTTTTGACAAGGCCGATGTCCACCATCCTTCCCAGGTCGAGAAGCTTTCTTGCGCCACGACACCGGCGCCGCGGATCGTGCCTTGGTAGGACACGACATCGCGCGCGAGCCAGGACGCCGCGTCGGGGTTTGCGCAATCGGGAATGTTGGTGTCGTTCATATTTGCGCTGCGCGTGAAGCCCTTCGAGGTCAGGCCGCACGGATCCGTGAACACCTCGGGCGTTGCGCCATTGCCTATCAGCACGAGAAATTTTGAGAACGGGTAGGTCGTTGCGAGCGCCATGTCAGACTCCTTCCTTAGGTTTTACGATCATACGAAATGGACAGTGAATGTTCGCACGCCCAGGTAAAGACCATTGTCATCGATGAACGATGTAACTCCATTGTCATCGACGAAAAGGGTAATTCCATTGTCATCGACAAGCATCAGATGTTCTCTGGAATTGTCGGCACACTTGCCGAACCGGAAATGAAGTTTCCGGGCAGTGCATTGCCGCGCATGTAAAGTGCATTACCGGCAATCGCCACGCCGGCTTGCTGGAGCACCGCGTTCGTAACCATGCACCCATCCATGATGAGCCAAGCCTGACATATAGCGTAGTTTCCAGTCGGAGCCGGAGCATGCGCACATGCCTTGGTGTGTATCGGCACAGAACCGAGCAGATACAGGAACGTCGGACTCGTGGAATTACATGCCTCTACGACCATTCCATCAAAACTGTCGAAACGGATATCGTAATTCGTAGATCCGGAGAAACTGCAGCCGTTGAAGTAAGAGAACGTCGAAGTCGAGTTGCAGGCAACGCCCGTGCCGCAGTTCTGGAATGAGCAGCCGATCACGGTGAAATCGAGAGCATTGAAGTTGAATGCCGTCATGCCAATGGCGCAGCCAACGAAGTCGCATCCCAGGAACGTAATTTCAGATCCCATATTTCCGCCGTCGCCTATACCGATCCCGTGATCCCCGCCCTCAAAACGGACGTTGCGATAGGTGTGCTGGTGCAGAGCGGCATTGCCGTGGCCAGGACCGGCCCAGGCCAGGTTGAATCCCCTGTTTGCCGTTCCGGTGCCGGGAGCGGCAGCGACAACGGTCATGTTCTCAGCGAGGAAGAACGATGTGCCATTGATGCTCGTGAGAAACACCGTTCCGTAATAAAGCGCCCCACTGGTCGCCGTGTTCACAATCCGGGTTGCATGCTTGCCGGCGCCACCGATCGAGCCGCCAAACACCTCGTTCAGCATCAGAGGCCCGGAGATGTTGTACGTCCCGTTCGGAAAGAATATGCGGCGGTTAAGAGGAAAGCCTGTGCTTAGTCCACCGTGAGGAGCACCTGGCGGGCCATACGCGAAATCCAGAGCCGCCTGGATGGCAGCTTTGTCATCCACAGACCCACTGCCAGTAGCACCAAAGTCTTTGACGTTGACGGTTTCCGCAAACCTGTCACCAAGGGCGCGCGATGTATTACCGCCGGTTGCCTTGAACGCCATGGCGGAAACGTTTGCCATCAGATGTTCTGCCCGATTGTCCCGGCAAACCCGACCATGAAGTTGGCCTGAGGAAAGATGCAACCGCGCATGTAGACCTTGCCGGTATATGTCGCGTCGTTGCATAGCTTGGTGTTGGCGTTTGAACTGTCTGTCGTGCAGCTATCCATGATCGCCTTGCCCTTCGTGTGACAGAAATGGTTCACCGATTGAGCCGCCGAACTGCCGTCCAATACAGCAACGCCTGTCGTGCTGTTGCACTTGAAAAACAAGTCGCTCTCCGTTCGACATCCCTTCACGAGGATCGGGAAGGCACTGTCAACCAAGACATCCTGCGTCGTATTGCCGGAAATGCCACTGTCATTGATGCTGGCGATCTGTCCGCTCTTGGCCCAATAACCCGTTACGTTCGAACTGGCACCGCCTCCCTGAACCGTATTGCCAATCGCCTGGGCGCCGTATGCGGTCAGCCCGCATACCGATGTATTCTCGAACGTACAGCTAAAGAAATGATTGTTGCTGCCACCGTTCCCACTAAAGCCCAGACGGCACGCATAAGTGCCTCCACCAAAGTTGACATTGGTGAAGATATTGCCTTTCAGGCCGACAGAACCGACACCGTTCCAATCGATGTCGGCACATACGGAGCCTGTTGCGCCTTCGAACGTCAAATCTTCGAAATTGCAGTATTCCATCCCGTTGGTAACGAGTGCCGCTCCGGATGATTTGATATAACTAGATTTCATTCCAGATCCGTAGATGTGCGCCCCGCGAACCTGCGTCAGGATCAACGGTGTGTTAATAGGATACGTGCCATTCGGGAAGAACAGCGGACGATTGAGTGTGGCGCTCGTGCCGTGCGGGGAGCCAGACGTACCAAATGCGGCATCAATCGCGGCCTGAATGAATGGCGCATCGTTGCCAGTATTGTTGCCCAGCGCACCGTAGTCCTTGACGTTGACGACATCGGCAAAGCGCGTTCCGAGATCACGCGGAGTCGTGCCTCCACCTCCTCCGGAAATCGTGGACTTGAAGGTGATGGTGGATGCGTTCGCCGTCATAGCCCGTAATATGTCCTCATGTTGGCCGACAGAGCAGCACGGTTGACGGTCCCCGGCCAGAACCCGCCTTCGAACACGACGCCGGTCAGACCACCGGAGAGGTTTGTCGGAAAGGAAAAAGTTGCGCCTGAAGCCAAGCCTGTCGAAGTACCGGCGTTTACGCCGGTAGTATCTGAGCCGTCGACGGTGATGATTGAACTGGCTCCGTTGATCTCGCATATGACGTCGTGAACCGTGCCATCAGTGGCGGCAACTGTATGGACGATCCCGGTGCCAGCGTAGAACCCGACAGTGCTCGCAGATGATCCGAAAAGCATTTCTTGTGTCGTGTCAGTGGTGATGATGCTGGATTGCCCGCCGGATGTGCGCTTGGCGACGGCGACCATTGTATAAGGCTGTGCCCGTGCTCCAGACAGCGTGGTAGTGGAAATCAGTTCCCCCACTCCAACCGGACTTACACCCGGCAAGGATCCAAGCGCGCCGAGCGTGAAGTTGCAATCGTCATCTGCCCCTGGTGGGGTAGACGAAAGGTCAATTCCATTGCCGCTCTGGTCATACCAAGTAGAAACTTTCCCGGTTGTGCCACTCAGGAATGTCGTGATCGAGGCTATATCGACAACACCGGTTGAAAGGGTAACGAATGTCTGTGTGGGGGGACTCCCCACTGCACGAGTTATTGCGACACAGTTCGTCCCAACCGTTGCGGCGCTGTAGGCGCGCAATCCATACCAGCAGAGCGCCCCGGCCGTGATGTCCCCCGGCCCGGAGTATGCGGCGGTCGCAATCGTCTCGCTGACCGTATTGGAATAGCCGCTGATCCCCGCGCCCTCGGCACTCGGCCGCTCAATGCGGGCGCGGAAATACCACGTTCCATTGGCCAGCGCGCCGGTAGAGAAGCTGAACGAGTTAGCCGCGTCCTCCGGAGCGGTGATCGTATGCGTGATATCGGTCGCGCCAGTGAAGCTGGAGTTGTTGGCGTACTGGAATCGAACGACATCGGCCGCCGCGAGATCGCCGGTCAATGTGAAATCCGGCGTGGTGTCGGTCGTACCAGACGTCAACAGCAAAACAGGCGCGGCGGGGGCGACGCCGGTTACATCGGTAACCGTCACCGTGATGGTCTGCGTCACCGATGGATTTGACGCCAAATCGGTCGCGCGCACCGTCACGATGTAGGCGTTGTCGGCGTTGGCGTCGTTTGGGGCCTCGAAGTCTTTCGTGCCGTTAGAAAACCACTGCAGCGTCGAGCCCGATAACTGAAACCGTGCGTTGTCAGCCCCGCCTGCGACGATAGCCCACGTCACCGGCTCGTTGGCCGTCAGCGTATACGCCAGCACCGTGTTCTCTGGATTGCTGACGGCGTTGGCTGACGTGATGATCGGCGCAGTAACGTCGGGCCCTACCGGCCCGGCGCCGATCACGGCTATACGCCGCGCGGTCATAATCATGCGTTCCATAATCATGCGCTCGGCTCGGCAAACACCTGGAAAGTCACCACGGCATGCGCCGTGATGCCGTCGGGATCGCGCAGATATTGGAGCTCGGTCGCGGCGATCGAGACAAAGTGCTGCCCCTCGAGCGAGAGCTCGGCCTGATCGAGCGCGTAGGCGATCGCGGCGCCGAGTTGTTTCGCCTGCACGGTCGCGGGCCCGAGCGCCCAACCATCGAGTTGAATGATCGCCTCGCCGCCGTCGAGGCATTCGCCGCTGTCGGGCAGCATTTGAAACAGGCCGATCGATACGTAGGGCAGCGGCGCGTCGGCCGGCACGCCGTCATAGATCCGGCCGCCAACGATCGCCGACACCGTCGCGTCGGCCTTTAATGTCGCCACGATCGCCTTCTGCAGCGATAGTGACGGATCGGTGTATGGCACCTAGAGCACGACGTTCGGGAATTGGATGCTGATATTGAGCACCGTCGTCGATGCCGCGAGCCCGATCAGGCAGACCGCGCTTCCGGAAACAACGTCCACGCTCGGGCAAATGCCGCCAGGGTTAGCCGACAAATAGTAAGCGGTACCGGCGACCAGCGTGCCGCCGATCGTGATCGAGCCGCCGGTCTGCACGACGATCGGCTGATTGAGCGATGCGCCGTTGAGCGCAATTCCCACAGCACGCCGCGCCTCGACCGTTGCGATGTTATTGTCGGCGAGCAAATACTTCTGCACCGTCGAGTCGAGATAGACCGCCTGGCCGGCGAGAATAGTCGCGCCGGCCGTGCCGGTTACGCGCGTGACCGCGGTGCCCGCGACAACGTTGCCCGGTACGATTACGATATCAGTCATCGCAATTGCCTCCCTGTTTCAGATCGCCACGCCGGATTCGGCGAGAACGTCGATCCATTTTCCGTGCTCGACATCGCCGTAGTGCGGATCGTTCACCGATCGGATGTTGTATGGCGTGCCGGTCGTAAGGTCGGTGATCTTCCAATCGGTGCGGATCGTCTGTGTGTCGGGCGATCGCCGCATGCGAAACACCGCCGGTTGCCGGCCGGCCAGCCGCGCGGCCTCGACCGCCTCCCCGCCGAGCCGCGGCGTGATGTTCGCCGCCACGGTGAACATATCGACCCAGCCGGTGACCACGTTGCCGTATTCGTCGGCGACCTGGTTCGGCTTGGCGATCGTGACGCGATGGCGGAGCTCGCCCGCGCCGCTCGCCCTGCGCAGATCAGAGGCGGAAGGCATCGCGCGCGTCCACAGAAGAGCCGGCCGGATCGGTGTTGGAGCCAACGATCCGGCCGGCACCGGCGCCCTCAATTTCCCGAGCCGCGGTTTCGAGTACACGCCGGTAGGTGATGCCAGCCTTGAATTGCACGAGTCTGCGTCGATCGAGGCGGTAGGCGTAGTCGCGCGTCACCTCGACGGTCTTCACGCGCGCGGCATCCAATAGGTCGAGATGACGTCGGTCATCCAACCGGGATTTGCCGCCTGGACGGTCGGCACCAGGATCTCGCGGTGTTCGTAGAGATGCGCGCTGTAGCGCAACACGGCGTCGAGAATGCCGGCCGGCAATGCGGTCTGATCCGCGTATCCAGACTTGAACGTGATCGCCAGGCCGCTCGCCCAGGCGCCGTTGAGCGCGTAGATGCCGACGCCGTGCGTCGACATGGTCGTGACGGTGTAGGACGCGGTCGCGTCAGTGGTGCCGATCTTCGCGGTCATGTTGGTGACCGGCGATTCCGTGAACCGCGCTATCGCCTGGTCGGTGAAATTCCATTGGTCGGGCGTCCAGATATAGGTCGACGGATCGACCGTGACGTTGGTCACCCGCTCAAACCAGTCGACCGCGCGCGCGATCACCGATGTGATGAATGCGTCGTCATAGGTGCCGTCGACGCGCATTTGCTGCTTGGCGATCGGCAGCAACGCCGCCGGCAGCGCGGCCGGGTCGTTGAGCGAAATTACTATCGAGCTCATCCGATCAATCCGGCCAGGTCGACCGACAACGCCGAGCCGTCGGTGCGGGTGAACACGAGCACGGTGTCGGCGAGCTCGACATGCGCCAGGCCGAGCCCTGGCGGGCCCTGTTCGCCGCGCTCGCCGCGGTCGCCGGGTTTGCCCCTCGAGCCCTTGGCGCCGAGCATCCAGCCGTCGCCGGGACACGGGCCGGGGTTGTCTTTCGTCGCGCGCCATTCCGAGCCGTTGAGCGTCACAACGTCCATCGCGCGGTATTCGGCCTTTTCATCGAACAGGCCGAGCGCGCGGCCGGCATAGGCATCGCGGCCGCGGAATGCGATCGGCTGAAAATCGGCATGCGGCGGCGTTGCGGCGGTGTCGCGCAGCGCGGCAAACGTCGAGCCCTCGTGGTAGATCAGCTTGCCCGCATAAGTGATCTGGCCGGCCTTGAAGTTTGCCGGCGCCTCGAACGTGCCGGCCGGTCCAGGCTCGCCGCGATCGCCGATCGGACCGGGCGCACCGTCTTTTCCGTTGACGCCGTCGCGGCCTGGCTCACCGTCCTTTAGGTTTGCGAGTCGTTCACGCGTCAACGCCGCGAGCCGCTCGAGCTCGAGCAGCCCCTCGAGGATCTTGGTTTTCTGTTCGGCCGCCTCGACTTTCCAATCGCGGCGCACATTCCCGAGTTGCTGGCGGATGCTTTCCGCCAGCGCCGTCGAACCGTTCAGGTCCATCACGCGGCCTCGAAATACCGGTTCCAGTCGGAGACGTTCATTTTCGCCGCCGGGTCATCGGCTTGCGGCTTGGCCGGCTCGGCGGGCGCGGCGGGCGGGATTGGCTGTTGTGTCGCGAACGACAACGGCACGACCTGTTGCTGCACGCGCGGCTCGTTGCCGGCTTTCGCCGCCGGCAGACTCTCGGCGGCGCGCGCTTCGTTCGGCGAATAGATGCCGCCCTGGACGGCGCGCGCGAGCCCCTCGATGCGGTCCTTGAACGCCGAGCGCATGAGCACCTTGGAATCCATTTCGCTGTATTCGCCGGTCGCGCCGCGATCGAGCCCGAACGTTCGATCGATCGCGAGCTCGATATGGTCGAGCGCAAAGCCTAAGCCCGTCGAGATCCACAAATTCATCAGCGCCTCGGTCGAGCCCATCGGCTGCGCTTCCGAGCCGATCAGCGCGAGCGGAATGCGGAATACCTCGGCGATCTGCGCGTCGGACATGCGCATAGATTCCACGAATTGCGTATCCTTCGGCGCGACCGATACCGGTTCCCATTTCAGGCCCCAGCCGAGAATCGGCGTACCGCCCGCGCCGAGCCCCTGCGATTGTTCGTTCCATTGCGCGCGCAATTCGTTGATCTGCGGCCGGGTGAATTCCTTCTCGGACTGCAGCACGCCGCTCGGCCGGCTCATGTTGGCGTAGAAATTTGCCGACTGCGCCATCGCGCTGTTAGACGCAGCGATCGCAAGCGCGGCGGCGCCGAGCGGTGTTTCGCCACGCAATGGATTGATGGTCGGTGTGTGCAGCTTGACGTGCAACACATCGCGCGCCGGCACCGCCGACAACGTCGTAGGCAACAGGTCCAGCTCGAGGAGCCGGTTGTCGATCACCGTGTTCCCGCCGAGCGAATAGAAGATCTCGCCTTCGAACGGTTGCGCCCAACACATGTTAGGCTGCATCAAATGCAGCGACGAAATTTCATAGCGGTTATTGCGAAGCGCGAGCGCGTAGGCATTGCCCTGCAGATAGAGCGAGCGCACCAGGTTAAGCAGGAAATCCGAGCGGGTTTGATAGTCGTTCGGCGCGCGCATCACGCGCGAGAGCGCCGAGGTCGTGACTTCCTCGCGGCCGCCGTTGCCCAGGTCGTGCCAATGCTGCAGCGGACACATCGCGATCGTTTGCGCATAGGCCGACACGCATGCCTCGACCATTGCCGAGGTCGTGCTCATGCCGGGCGTATAGCCGAGTTGCCAGAAATTTTGATATTGGCCCCATGACGCCGGAATGAACCCGTTCATGGTCATCCACGGGCCGTCACGGTACGCGCCCTCCGCGGCCTTTTGCCGGAACAGCGATGACGCGAGCGTGCGCAGATTCATCCGGTCGAGCCCCTGGTCTTGTAGGTGCCGGCCGGCTCGGGCCGCATCGCGAGGCTCGGCCGGGAGTGAGTGGTCACCTTGCCGTCGCGATCGACTTCGACGCGCGTCACCTCACCGCCGGCCGCATGGATCGCCGCGACTTGCCGCGCGATGGCGCGCTCGAGCCGTTGCCGGCGCAGGAGCTCGCGCGACTTAGGTGCGCCGACCATGTTCGCTCTTGCCCTTCGGTGCCGCGGTGCGCGTGCCAGGATCCTCGGCCGGCGGCTCGACATGGTCCTTGACGTATTGCTCGGCCGCGGCGAGCGCCGCCGTGTATTCGGCCGCAGTGAGCGGCACCGGTGTCGCGTCCGGATCGTGCGGCGCCTCGACCAGGTCGACCGCCCATTTGTCGGTGATTGCCTGCGCCGCGTCGGCGTTCGGGAAATGCAGAACCGAATCCTTCCACGGGCCGACTGTCACCAGCAACCGCAACGAGTCGATGTACGGATAGCCTTCTGGATCCGTGGAAACCTGATCTGGAGGAATCCCGGTAACTTCGGGCGTCGCCGTCTTACCGGTCGCGCGCTCGTTTGCCGCCGGCTTCGGCGCTTCGTGCTTCGCGTCCTTGTCGTGTTCCTTGACAACCATTTTGGCGGTTCTCCGTTTCGGTTTTTTTACAATTCGAACGGGCGGCTTTTTCTTAGCCGCCCGCCCGGTACGCATCACCAAGTCACGGCAGCGATGAAAGTCACCATGCCGGTGCGGCGCATGGCCCAATTCATCGGCATGATCATCCGAATGCCGATGCTCCCGGTCTGCCACAAGCTTCGAACCGGCGCGGCGACCGAGCCGATCGCCGGCGGTTGAACCGTGCCGCCAACGATCGGCAGCGGCGCGGTGTCCTCTTCGTGGATCGTCGCGACTTCGCTCACGTCGAATTCCGCCGTGTCGCCCGTGACCGAGGCGAAATCGGCGGCGTCGACCATGATCACCTGACCAACCGGCACCGTGGTCGACCAGAGGAGCGAGACGTTGCGCACCTGGCCGGTCCCGGTATCGAACACAAACTCGCCGAGCGACGACATCGCCCACGCGACCTTGTTGTACTGCGCGATATTCATGATCAGCACCAGGTCGCGACCGCCGCGGGCGTTCGCAATCGGTGCAATCAGCGTCGTGATGTCCTCGATGATCTTCAGATACGGCGTCGCATTGCTCGATGCGGTTTGCGTCGACAGGCCGTTGAGCAAGCCCGCCG